AACTTTCGCTTTACCAACAAAATTGCTTCCACTCTCTTTAAGTGAAACAATTTTGTGAGAAACTCTGTCTAAGTTGACGGTTGGTCCATCTGGGTGACCAAGTTCACCAAGTGCTCTCCCCTTTTCAATGTAAGTTTCATTGTATCTACCCACCTCACGACGAAGCGTTTCCATTGGATACATACGACCATTACGATTTTTAATATCACCTTGAAGGAATACACCCTCAATGTAAAGTGATTTTTTACCGTTACGGGATTCTACAATGACTTCTACGTTTTCGATTTCTTCTCTGATGAGTTTCATTTTAGGCTTGTCCTGAAGTTTGAACTTGATGAATGTATAGAACTCCTGTTCCAGAGGAGGTCCTTGCTGCAACTTTAATAGACTTTCTTGCAACACAATCTTTATCGGTAAATGTTGCAGTCACAGCACTTGAATCATGATCAACAGTAATTCTCGTTGAGAAAAATCCACCAACGTTTGAGGTGGTGTTCACAGAGATTACACCTTTATGTGTAAAGTTGAAATCACTTTGAGTCCCACCAATGAGAGATAGATAATCTCCAACATCAAAAGGTGATCCAGTTCCCTCGGGGAAATGTAAAATAGTTGTTGCACCAGTAGTAACACCAACAACTCTTTGAGAAGCTGGTGACAGAGCCAAAGTTTCAGAAGATCCTGCTGGAACAAAAAAGTCAATAGCATCTGCTGTTGGTTCAGTTCCAATTGCAACGTTTGCGCCAGAAGTCAAAGCAGTCAATCTGATAGTATCAGATTGAACAGAAATTGCTGCAGATTTTGCGCTTGTTACTGTCGTTACAAACGATGTACCAATGCCTACTGGTTTAAGTGCCATTATTCTTTGTGCTCAACTATATTATTTATTTATTCTTCCGTATCTTCTGCGTCAAATCCGAACATTTTAGAGGCAACCTCTGGTTTAAGTGCTTCAATTTTATCTGCACTCTTTGCAAATAAAACATCTTTGATGTAATCACTAATTTGTGATGGACTTTCATCCGTAATAATTAAATTCATTAAATCATCCATTTTGTTGCTCTAAGTTTTCGTTTTTATTTATATCTCGCCGCCTTTGGGCATTTCAGCTTGCTTTCCATCAGCCTCTGTGGCAGAACCATCCATCTCTGGTTCTAACACCGGTGCTCCAAGATCTCCAAGTGGAGCACCTGTTGCAGGATCAACTGGTGCATTAGGATCTGGAAGAATACCATCTTTAATTTCTTTTTTAATTAACTGATCTTGCTCTATGATTTGTTGATCAGTTTGTCTAAGAATTTGACGACGAACATAATCTTGCGAATAATATTTACCAACATATGGTTCAGCAGTTGCGACAAGATTAAGTCTTTCAGTTGTGAGTTCTGCCTCTTTTAGTTCAGCAAAGTGATTATCATATAAGAAGTCATATTGTATATGTTCCTCCATCATATTCCAGTCTTCTGGTGTTACAATATTTTTTAAAATTAATTGAGTTTTTAACATATCATTAAACATTGCTGAAAATCTTTTTCTCAATCTTCCAACAAACTTACTAAATTTAACTTCATCTCTTAAAATTTCTGATGATCGACCAAGATTAAATCCACCTTCACCACCAATTCTGGACGTAGGAACATTTAAAGATCTATAAAGTTTTTCTTGGAAATATTTAATATCAGTGATTTCTCCAAGATTTTGTCCACCAGGAAGAGTAGAAATTTCTGTTCCCCTACCACCCTCTCGACGAGGAAGCCAAAAGTCTTCCATCATACTCAAGAATTTTTTATCGTCACGCATTTCTCCAGTATTAGCATCATAAACAAGTTTATTACGATAACGCATCATAACATCACGAAGATATTGCTCTGCTTTAATTTTTGGAAGATTTCCAACATCAATATAAAAAATTCTACGTTCTGGTGCTCTTGACAATCTATAAATGACCAAAGAATCTTCGATCATTCTGAGTTGATTAAGTGCTTTAATTGCTTTATGCAAATATGAAAGAACCAATCCTTTATTTCTATCTACAAGTCCAGATGTGCAATATGTAATTGAGTCTTTGGTGATTGTAATATTTTTTTGTGGACCATTGTAGTGAATATTACTGACAGAGGCAATTGGATCGGGAGTATAAATAAAAAACTCATCAATATCGGGAAATTCAAACTTCAATGGAGAGTCTGGTTGACTTGCCATTAAAATTGGAGTATTTGATTGCACAGATGCATTTTTCTTTAACTTTCTCACATAACGCATTTTCATTGCGTCAATGTATCTAAGTTCTTGAATTCCCTCTTGGGGTCTCTTTAAATCTATGACTTTATGGTAAAAAAGTCTACCATCAACATACCAGTTACGATAAATCTCGTGTGCTTTTCTATCAAAGTCCAAAAGTTCTAAAATATATTTAAACTCTTCCCTGATTTTTCTTTTTATTCCGTCGCTTGCATTTAAATTTGATAATTCTATTTGAACTGGACTATCATTTGTATCTGACACTATTGCTTCATTAACTATATCTTCAATGGCACTATCACATTCTGGGTGAAGTGCCATTTCACGATATCTTCTTAGAAGATCGTTTTCATTCTTATAAACACCTTCAAGATCTAAATAAGAACCGTAAAATCCAGCTCCTGAAGTTGCATAATAGTCAACCCCGTCCGCATCATTTTGCGGAACGGGGGACTGTATACTTTTGGATGACTTGTTATCATCCTCAATTGAAAAACCAAATAATCTAGCCATTTATAGAAAAGATCAGTATTCTTACTGATCTATTTATCCAATTAAATTAAGCGAGTGTTTGTCCAGCTACGTCACTACCACCTGCTGTCCAGTATTGAACTTGGAATTCAACCGTGAACTCCTCAAGAGTATCACCCGTATCATAAGAAAGATCGATCTGTGATACATTGGTTGGGAAGATATCATAGAAACGATATGTTCTTAGTTTTGGAGAAGCAACGTTTCCACCAGCGCCAGCAGCATCTGTTCCATCAGATGTGGTTGAGAATCTCCCAGCATTATAACCACGACCTAATTGATAAACATAAGCATCGGTCATGTATGAGGATGGATTAGTTGCACCAGAGGCATTATCGAGTTTGCTGATTGAATTCATCCATGCTTCAAATTGAGTTCTGAGAATAAAATCCTCATCATTAATAACTGTGACAGTCCAAGTATCAAAAGTGCGATCTCCTGCAACTTTTAGAATACGACCTCTAAAAGGAACATCAATTGGGGCAATATTTGATGCTGGAAGAGCAGCTGCCTTACAAAGAAATCTGAATGTTTCTTGCACAGTTGAACCCCATTGTGCAGGATTTTCAGATCCAAGTGCTGAGGTAGGAAAAGCTGGGATGTCAACTTCGAATAGATTAGGACGAGCGCCACCCCCAGCGAGTTTTGACTTGAAGTTTGAGATTGTTCTGAGAGCCATTTTTAGATTCCTCCTTAATTGGTTTTATTTGTTAGTTGTCTCAGACGCGACCAGCGACTTCATCGAAGCTGACGCCAGTTCTTGTTGCGATAAAGGTCAATTCAACGAAGTTGATAGATCTGGTTGGCTTCAAGAAGATGTCTGCGCGGAACTCATTATTGTCAATAATATCGGGAGTGTTGTTCGTTTCATCACAAATAACCAGGAAGTCAAAGAGACCTCTCTTAGATTGAATATCCCTGAGGAATGGTTCAACGATGTTAACAAAGTTTGCTCTTGTGATTTCATCATTGAATTCAAAGAGTTGAGCCTCTGCTGCTCTCTTGAGTGATTCTTGAATGTAGAGGAATACTCTACGAACATTAATTCTGTCAAATGCTGATGCATATCCCAAACCAGTTTTATCTCCGAAGAGTAGAATTCCAATACCTGGCTTATTCACAACTGGGTTGATTCTTCTTGGATATAGAAGATCTCTTTGTGCTTTAGTTGGGTTGTATGCAAGTTTGATTGCATTCAGTAGAACTCCTCTTTGTTGACCAGCAGGTGAGAACCATGGGAATGAATCTCTTGTAGTTCTTGCCATCAATCCAGCGATATCACCATTGCAAGGAACATAACGGAATTCATCATTAAATCTATCATAGATGTATTTGTATCCTGAATCAAATACAGCATATGATGACGAAGTTATAGGTTCAAAAAACTCAATTACATTATCAGTTTGCGTATCTGAATTTGTAAGGTTAACAACTGCTGTTCTGTTTGGAGAAATAACTGCTATACAATCTTTTCTTGTATCGGTGATTGCAATTAATTTATTTGCTTTTGCTTGGGATTCTTCTTTTGTTCCAAGACCAGGACCCATGATTAGAAAATCAACATCAACTTCACTATCATCAAGGAATTTATCATAGGCAGTTGAAAGTTTTCCAAGAGTCGCAGTTAAAGATCCTGTTGCAGTAAGGTTTTCTCCACCATTGTAATTTTTACCACCTACAAGAGAGTAAGTAACATTTCCAACTCCTGTAAACGTAACATTCTGTGCATCCTGACCCCAACTTCCATTAGATAGTGTGATTGGAACAAAGTTGGTTGAAAAACCTGTCGCAGCAGGAATTGTATTATGGAATGCGTCAACTGCATCTGAT